GTCTATAACGACGAAGTGTGGAATAACTACGTTAAGAGCGGTGCAGTAAAAGGATTCTCTATCGAGGGTTACTTTGCCGATAAAGTAAATATGAGTTTGAAGCACCAAGAGCAAGAAGAGGTCGTAAGATTTCTTGAGGAAATCGTCGACGAGCTTGAGGCAGTAGATCTTGAAAGCTATTCGGACTATAGTGAGGGAGTAAGAAACAACGCCAAAAGAGGAAGGGAGCTAAACGAGAAGCATAATAACAAGTGCGCCACGGACGTGGGCAAAAAAAGAGCAGCCGACCTTGAGGCAGGCCGTCCCCTTTCGGTAGATACGATTAAAAGAATGTACTCGTACCTTAGTAGAGCGGAGGAGTACTACGACGAGAGTGATACGTCAGCCTGCGGCACTATCAGTTTCCTATTATGGGGAGGCAAAGCGGGGTTAGGTTGGTCTCGTAACAAGCTGCGAGAGTTAGGCGAGCTTGAGTAAAAATGAAACAGTTAAATTATATATCGTTAGTTAGTTAATTATGAATGCACAGAACAAACTCAGTAAAATTGCCGAGCTACTTAGCGTAGAATTGGCAAAGAGAAGCAAGAAACAAACACTTGCCTCTATGAAATTGGATAACGGAACCGTTATTGAAGCAGAAAACTTCGCTGCGGGCGAAGCTGTTTTCATCGCAACAGAAGATGAGAACGTAGCACTACCCGTAGGAGAATATGCTTTAGAAGATGGCCGTATTTTGATCGTTACCGAAGAAGGTATTATCGCAGAGATTCGTGAGGCAGCAGCCGAGGAAGCTCCTGCGGAAGAGGAAGCAGCACCTGCTGAAGAGTCTACGGAGATGGCTGAAGAGGAAGTCGTAGTCGAAGCTCCTGAAGAGGTAGCTCCTGAAATGCAAGAAATCGTCGAAACTGTTGTATCTGTTATCGCTCCCGTTATCGAGGAGGTAAAAGAGCAAGTGGAAGAGATGAAGCGCAAGTTCGAGGAGATCGTTGACGAGAAAAAAGCAGAAGAGGAAAAGAAAGAAGAGCTTTCTCGTAAAGAGCCTGCTCGTAAACCTATCAAAGCTAACCCTGAAGCACAACCTCAAAAGGAAATGGTACGTTTCGCTCAGAGCGGACGTAAGTCTACTTTAGATCGTGTATTAGGTAAAATCTCAAACCGATGAAAAAGATTCAAGAGGTATGGGCTGCGATAACAGCCAAGAAAGCCGAAGTAGCTCTTTCTGCAAAGAAGCTACAACTTAGTGCTTTGGATGACGTAAAAGCGGCAATGGAGATTTTAGAGCGTGACGTAGCCGAAATGGATTCTATTAAAGGAAAGTTCGGAGCAGCAAACAGCGCTATTAGAAATGCCGAAAACGCTGTTATGGAAATCAGAGATGAAATCGATATGCTTCAAACTGAATTAGAAAGATCACAAGGTAATGCGGAAAACGCATTAGAGGAATTTCAAAGTTTAGCTAATGAGTTAGGCGTTGAAGCTTCCGATAATAAAGCTTGGGCAGATCTCGAATTTTTCTTGACTAATGATTTCGACGATGCGTTTATGGATGCTGACACTTATTACAACGAGCTTAACGCCGTTGTGAAAGCTCTTGAAAATATCGACTTAAAATAAAAACAAAAATTTAATCAATAAAAAAAGATGGCAACAACAACATCAATTACAACTACGTACGCAGGTGAATTTGCGGGAAAGTATATCTCTGCTGCGTTGTTGAGTGCTGATACTATCGAGGGTGGTGGTATTACAGTAAAACCGAACGTGAAGTACAAAGAGGTAATGAAAAAACTCGCTACCGATGCAATCGTAAAAGATGCTACGTGTGATTTCTCTGATACTTCAACAGTAACATTAACTGAGCGTATCCTTCAGCCTGAAGAGTTCCAAGTCAACCTTGAGCTTTGCAAGAAGGATTTCCGTAGCGATTGGGAAGCGATCCAAATGGGTTACTCAGCTTACGATCAGTTACCTCCTGCATTCTCTGACTACCTAATCGGTCACGTAGCCGCTAAAGTAGCTGAGAAAATGGAGACGAACATTTGGCAAGGTACTAACGCTACTGCAGGCGAGTTCGACGGATTCGAGACTTTGTGGGAAGCAGATGCGGACGTAATCGACGTAACGGGTACAACCGTTACTGCTGCTAACGTAATCGACGAATTGGGTAAAGTGGTAGATGCGATTCCTTCAGCTTTGTACGGTAAAGAGGATATGTACATTTACGTTTCTCAAAACGTAGCTCGTGCTTATGTTCGTGCTTTGGGTGGATTCGGTGCTTCAGGATTGGGTGCTAACGGTGTGAATAACGCAGGTACTACTTGGTATAACGGTGGCGATTTGGCTTTCGATGGCGTTAAAATCTTCGTTGCTTCAGGTCTAGCCGATAACACTATGGCAGCAGCTCAAAAATCTAACCTATTCTTCGGAACGGGATTGTTGAGCGACTCACAAGAGGTTAAGCTTCTAGATATGGCTGACCTTGACGGATCACAAAACGTACGTGTGATTATGCGCTTTACTGCGGGTATTCAGTACGGCATTGGTTCTGAAATTGTACTTTACAACTAAGAGTAAAGGAAATTAATAATAACGAAAGGGTAGGTGGGTAAGATCTGCCTACCCTTTTTTAATAGGATATAAAATGGCTTGCGATTTAACAAAAGGACGTATTTTACCTTGTCGTGAATCTGTTGGCGGTATCAAAGAAGTATACTTCGTAGATTACGGAGACTTGGGTACGGTAACATTGACGAACGACGAAGTAACAGATATTAGCGGTACGTTTAGTGCGTATCAGTACAAATTGAAGGGCAACAGCTCTATGACACAGAACGTAACTGCTTCTCGTGATAACGGGACAGTTTTCTTTGAGCAAACTTTGTCTTTGACTTTGCCACGTTTGAGCAAAGAGGATAACAAAGAGCTTAAACTATTGGCTTACGGTCGCCCACATATTGTCGTGGTAGACTATAACGGAAACGCTTTCTTAATGGGCCGTGAACACGGAGCAGACGTAACGGGCGGTACAGTGGTTTCAGGTGCAGCGATGGGCGATATGAGTGGTTACACTCTAGAGTTTAGCGCAATGGAGTTGCAGCCCGCTAACTTTATCGATTCTCCTGCGGACGACAACCCATTCGATGGAATGGCTTCGGCTACTGAGACAATCGTAGCGGGTACGGATAATTGGGCTTAATAGCTTTTGATTAGTTATAAAGGGGGAAGGTTTAGGCCTTCCCTTTTTTTTTGCAAAAAAGATAGGCGTTACGTTATTTAAGTATGCACATAGTCAGCACAACAGATAAAGAAATTTTATTCGTACCTCGTATTGTAGAAACGGGGTCGTTATCTCTTAGCGTTACAGATGAGCAAGAGAATAAAAGCACCACAGAAAGCGTAACAGCTTCGCAGAGTGGTAACTTTGTAAGTATAACCCCTACCTATACTTTTAAAGAGGGAAATTTTTATTACTTTGTGGTAAGTGGAACAGCCGAGTTATACCGTGGTAAAGTCTTTTGTACGGATCAGACTGACTTTGATAAGTACACTACTAATGAGAATATTTACAACGAGTACGAGAAGGCTGAAGCCAACGAATATATTGTTATATGAAATTACACGCTATCAACCTAGCAAGCTACACTAAGCCTGAGGTTATTGAACAAAAAAATCGTGATTGGGTAGATTACGGAGCCGATAATAATTATTATCAGTATTTAATAGACCGCTTTCAAGGTAGCCCGACGAATAACGCTATTATAAACGCTGTTAGCGACCTTATCTATGGTAAGGGTATAGATGCAGCCGACAGCCACAGAAAACCCGACGAATACGCTGCTATGCGTTCCCTGATTCACGAGAGCTGCTTGAGAAAAGTAACAAGCGACTTAAAGCTAATGGGTCAGGCAGCGTTTCAGATTATTTACTCAAAGGATGGCCGCCAAGTGGCTCAGGTGGAGCATATGCCTATACAGACCCTGCGAGCTGAAAAGTGCAACGAAGAGGGAGATATTGAAGGATACTATTACTGCGCTAATTGGGAAAAGCTAGGCCCTAATGATAAGCCCGAAAGATTTGCAGCTTTCGGGACTAGTAACGAGTCTATCGAGATCCTAGTTATTAGACCATATCGTGCAGGATTCTATTACTACTCGCCCGTAGATTATCAGGGAGGGTTACCGTATGCCGAGCTAGAAGAGGAAGTAGCAAACTACCATATTAACAACATCAAGAACGGACTTGCGCCTTCGATGATGATCAATTTTAATAACGGTGTTCCCGATGAGGAAGAGCGTATGGAGATTGAGCGCAAAATCCGTGAGAAGTTTAGCGGTAGTTCTAATGCGGGTAATTTTATACTAGCTTTTAATGAAAGCAAGGAATTAGCTGCGACTATTGATGCCGTGCCTTTGTCGGATGCACCTGCTCAGTATGAATTTTTGAGCGAGGAAGCTATGCAGAAGCTAATGGTTGCACACCGTGTTACCTCGCCTATG